CTTGGATTAACGGGTCGCTTGCAATCACAAGAATTAGACAAAATTCGTCCATATCAAAGATTTTAGCGTGCGTCTCTGCACAAATCTGTAATTGCGTAGCCATATCGTCTGTCAGCGCATGAGCTACTTCTAAAGGATCGTAGAGAGAAGTGTCGCTGGCTGCCTTGAGAGACATTTCACCAGCGGTCTTCCTTTTCACATTATGCATCGATACTCTTCAATGATCTTCTTCGTTTACCTTGGCGTGGGTATGCGGACGATCTTTAGCTAACATGGGATTAAACTCTTTGCCTGCTAATCTCTTCTCATCTTTTTTTACGATGCTTGAGTAAGCTACTTCCCAATGTTCTCCTGGGATTGCGCAACAAGATCCTTTGCCTGGAACTGAAGCACTTTTGCCATGATCATCATGATGAACTTTTGGCCCTTCTAACTTAACTTTGCTAAATGGTGCTCTGCCCAAAATAGCCAAACCTGGTCCTGATTTTTTAGCCATAAGATACCTAGCATTTGCCTTTCATTTTCTTCAGCATGGCGCCATCTTGTTTTAAAAGCTTCGCATCTGATTTCATGTCTTTTTTCTCTGCTTTGATGTGTTTAACCATCATCGGAGCAACCATTTTCTTAGCTTTTTTCTTTTCTGCCATAAAAAGTCCTAATGCTTAGCTTTGTTTGCTTTTACATAAGCCGCTAATGCAGCTGAATTTTTATCTAAATCTGCTGGATTACCAAACTCTGTAGCGTATTTTAGTCCGCAAGATGAACTTAGTTTACCTTCAGACTTCTCAAACTTCTCTTTCGGCATTGTAGCTGAATGCATTCCGCCTTTATATTCTTTTTTCATATTGCCCCCTGGCTTTGTTGTGGATTGTTAATTTGATTATTTGCGATTTTGATACTTTGTGCAAGCTCAAATGACTTCCGCATCGTCTCTAAATCTAAGTCTTCTAGCCCGATCATCATTTTTACTAAATCTAAGTCCGCAGCTGCTTTTTCATGCTCGGCTTTTGCGTGAATCTGATCGATATTTGCAAGCTTCTCTTGCGCTGAAGCCATGTAGTCTTTTTCACGTGCCAGATCTGCTCTTGATTTAGCAAATTCTACCATCATCTTAGACTGATCCGCTTTGGCTTGGTTAGCTTCTTCAGCTTGCTGCTTTTGTTGCATAGCTTTGCTTTGCTCTTCCATTTCTTTTACATGCTCAGCTTTATTAGTGATAAACGCGGCATTCATAATCGACTTGTCTGAAATCGGCATTCCAATTTGTTTAAAGTGTAAAAGCTGTTGCAACTCCATTTGCCCTTGCGTTGTCGAGTAATTCCCCTGCTCTACAGCAATTGAGTATTTAAGAGAGTGTGAAGTGAAGAATCGTGGATCGGCTTCATGACCGAGAATTGACGCAACTTTGCCTTTGGAGAAGTTTTTTCGAATCGCTTGCAGTCGAATCTTTCCGTAGAGTCTTTGAGTGTAGTCAAGCTTATCAAATATACCTTGTAGTGTCGTAAGTCCAGCACCTTGTCGGAGCATGGATAAAATTCCTGATTTGTCATCGGTGGCAGCCCCAAGTAGCTCCTCATTGACTCCACTGATCTTCGTAATATCTTCACTTAGACTCCTTGACAGCTCCATCATAGACGCTGGGATTGATGGCGGTTCGATTCTCTGCACTTCTTGCGGTAGATGCCCAGCTTTCAACGGCACTAGGAACCCTTGTCCTGATTGCCTAAAAGATTTTGGATCTACAACAGCATCTACGGGATAAATCCAACCTGAAGTAATTTGCGATTGTAAAATATCCAGCTCAATGACCTTGCGCATATTATATAAGTACTGACTATCCCTAAGGTTGCGAACTATTCCCTGAAGTCTCCAAGCGTAAGACTGGACGTCTGGTTCGTAGTAACACAAAGACGGCACAAAAGGGTATGCGTCGATATTCAGCAGATTAGGGCCGTCGTACAATATTTTGTCACTCAAGCAAATAGCAACTTTAACTGTCGGCACCTGCATTTTTTTAATCATCAGCCATGGTTGCTGCTGCATTACTTGCTCAAGCATACCTGGTTCTTCTGTCTCATCTTCTTCCCACTCAGCACTTTCTCCCGACTTTGGATCAATAATCATGGTGGCTTCACGCGTCGTACGATAGTTAAACTCGTCCAAAGCAAAAAGCTGGTTACTATTAAGATTAATAAGCTCAGCTTGTAAAGGAAATCTACCGTCTTTTGCACCCTTCGGTTGCATTCGATCGATCTCTTTCGCCTGTCCTGGTAAAAGAGCTTTCGCTGCTGACTTTGTCACCCAACGTCTTCGCCAAAGAGCTGTACAATCTGTTAGATCTTGCTTACGAAAAAAAGGATCGACAAGGATATTGCAATACGCCACTTGGTCAGTAAATAAATCTCCCGAAATCGGATCTAAGGTGTAGCTAGGGTATAAATGCAGCCAATTGCTCCCTGTGTCACAAGCTCCTTCAAAAGATTGAGACAAATACTCTTGAAAACCATCTCTTTCTTCACACCACTTCATCACTTTGTTGTAGTCGTCAGCTAAAGAGTCTGTGTCATTCTGAACGGGCATTGTGATGGTAGACTTTCGATTGCGACGCTGGAAGCCTGTGATCATATTGATGTGACGACGGATCAAATTGAAGAAGAATTTGCGCGATTGATGATAGTTATTGTCGCCGTAGATCATCGACCACAGAGATTGATCACCCACTTTAAAGCGCTTATCTATAGCTCCTTGCTGCCAATAGGACGCGTTTGCTGGATACGATGAAGTATAAAAGTGATCCATGAACTGCTTTGTGTGCCGAGAGCCTGAATCCGTCGGGTCGACTTCTCCACCGCTGTAATATGCATTTTGATACGAGCCGATAGTCACTCCAAGTATTAAAGTATTTTATCGCATGGTAAAGGAATGTTTATTTACTAAACAACGCATCTTGTAGCTATTGATCTTCAACTTTATATCCCCGACTACTTCCACTGCGGTTAAACTCACTTTTACTAGCATTAGACTTGCCCATCATTTTAATTCTGGTGGCTTTTCGACTGATGACACGACAGTCAGCGCATTTACTGCCCACAGTCATCCGTATGTAAGAAGTGATATAGTCACCAGGATACGGCTTTAAAGAGTCACAATGGACGCATAACTTTTCTTTGATGGTTGTTTGATCTGTCATACTTTCGATTCGATTACATGCTAAATGAAGTTTCATTATTAAAACTGTCGATCATATCGTAATTACCGTAGACTTTTGCTCTAATCTGATCGTAAGTGAGATTCTGGTCGGGGGAGTGCATCCCGTGTTTAAAGACTGAAGCGATTAGATAGCGGAGACTGTCGGTGATGTGATCGTTTTTCTTGATGGGCCGATCTTCTCCACGTTCTTGAGCTTTTGGATCCCAAGCGTAGCCTTGAATTTCTTCAATTAGATTTGTGCAGCTTTTATGCACGAGCAGATTTTTCCCCGCGATGTACTGAGCCATCTTTTTAATGCCAAAAAGCACATCGTTATTTGCATCAATCACTGGAATTTCTAAACTTCGTAGCTCTAGCTTTAAAGAAGCTGCTGCTGGATCTACGTAAAGAGCAGTGATCGGTGTGTAGCCAATGAAGTCTTTGATATCTCTTGCTAGCTCTAAGTCAGTCTTCGATCTACCATGCTTTGCCGAGTCAAAGAAGTATTCCCGCTCGATTCTTATTTGAGGCCATTGATGCGGGGAGATCGCTGCAATGCAACAAGCTGTGGGGTTCACCGTGCCGTAGTCTAAGCCCGCTGCGTAGAAAGTTGGTCCAGGAAATTCTTTGTCATACACATTGTCTGTATCCCACGCGTCAAAGATTGCTCCAGTAGCTAAAGCCCACTCGCCTAAAATGTATCTTTTATAGAAGAGCCCAGAAAAAGAGGCTTTAATCGCTGTCTTGTAAGCTTCGTCCAAAATTGGGTTGTCATCGAGAGTGAAGTGCCATGCCACTAAGTCGTGTACATCTGCTCGATCAAGATATTGCTTTTTTAGAAAGTGCGATGGACCCTCTGGGTTAGCTGTCGCAAAGAGTCTAGCTCCAGGGACGCTAAGCCGTGTCTCAAGCATTTTCCAAAACATCTCGGGGATACAAGTTGCTTCATCTACATAAGCCATCGCAAGAGTTGAGCCCTGGATTGTTGTGACAGCTGAAATATCTGGAGCACCCACAAAGTAAAGATTTCGTCCGTAGAGCATCGTCTTATTTGACATAGGAGCAGGAACGGGGAAGCCCAAGATTCCATACATCAAAGTTAAGATGTTTCTTTGGATGGTGCCGCGGTTTACTCCGACGATCATCGCATCGCCTGGAGGACCTTCCTTTAAAAACTTAATGAACGCTCGGATACTTGAGTACGTTTTACCCGCTCTGACAGAGCCGATCCAGATGTTAAAACGCTTATTAGCTTGCACATAGCTTAAAGCTTGTTTTTCACTTATCTGCATTAGCAGCCAGTAGCTTTTTGATCTCGGCTAGTTCACTTGTGAGTCTGATGATGATGTCATCTTTATCGATTGCGTTTTGATTTGGAGCGAGTGGAGATACTTCGATGGGAATTTCTCGCTGCGTTAATCTATTCTTTCCAAGCCATA